TTACCTTCACTAATAGTTTGGGCTTGAGTATTGTAACTTTTTACTACATCGCCAATTTGGATATCTTTGATAGGGATTAGTATTCCATTAACCTCTAACAAAGTATCTTCGTGTAATGCGTGTATCAAACTCATTTTTTTAACCTTTTAGACTGATTAGTTTCCAACTTGGAAATAAATATTAAATGTATACAAATCAGATGTATTTGTGGTTTTATCCATAAAAAACGCAAGTCTATCTCTTTTTGAAAAAGAAAATGTTGGACCATAAACATATTCCGTTACAGTTCTTGCAGCACCTTGTGTATTGGTTTGAGCTACACCTAATGTAGAACCATTTTTATATGCTCTAATTGAAAAGTTAGCAGTCACTGTGTTAGTTTCACCTACCATCAATTCAATTCTTTCAATGTAACCATCCGAAGGGGCTAACCAATTAGCAAATGGTGAATTATCACTCTCTTGAACATCGGTAATTCCACACATGGGTGCGAATCCTTGAGTTAGTGTTTTAAAATCAACTAAATTATTAAAATCTACATAGTTTTTGATTGATGCTGCGGCTGCACCAATATCGGAAAGAATTTCAGCGCCTGTTCTAAAATCAACATTACCATTTGTATCTAACACCAAGAACTTATCAGTATCGGTTCCTGCGTTTACAACACTTGAGATGTTTAATGAACCGGTTATAGCTATTGAGCCGGACTTTTCTAATCCGCCAATATCGGAAAGAATTTCAGCGCCTGTTCTAAAATCAACATTATTACTCGCATCTAACACCAAGAACTTGTCAGTATCAGTTCCTGCGTTTACTACACTTGATATATTTAATGAACCCGTTATAGCCATTGAGCCGGACATTTGTAGTCCACCCCCACCGATTATTAGTCCATTTTTAATTACAAATTGATTATTTGCCATTTAGTTCCTTCCGTTTTTCACTTTCCAAACTTCAGATTTTAATAATTATGATGATAAAAAGCTTTTGATTTCAAGTGTACCTTCAGTAGCACCACCTGCCGTGATAAACAAAGTACCAGCACTATCTACTGAAAATTCTACATCCGAAGTATTACCTATACTCACCGTTGAGAATTCAGTATGCACTGCTAAGGGCGTGGGAGATATTGAAATTACAATTTGACCACTACGATACCCTTGATACCCACTCACCCAATATGATATGAATGCGGAATATACAGAACCACCGCTAAAGGAATGTATTACTTGGTTTGTTGGAGCCGAAGCAAAATTAAATGAATTTAATTGTGTTTGAACATACCAGCCAATCGGCCCTCTATTAGCACTTAATACTATTGATGATGTAAAATCACCAGCACCCACATTCGGACCAACATATAACCCATCGGTAGAAATTGTTTTGGATTGAATACCACTTTGATTGGTATCATCCCACACACCACCTATGTTAAGCATCGGATTGTAGCTTTCATAAAAAGATGCGGAAGTATTACCTTTAATAGTGTTACCATCTTGCCATATTGCAAGTCGTGAACCACTTGCTCCACTACCAACATCAACAAAACCAGCACCAGAGAATGCGCCTGAAATATCACTAGCGATTTGAGCTGATGATGAAATAACTCCATCACCTGTGGTATTTAGGTAACGAGTATCAAACTCCGTTGTAAGTTGTGCAGATGATGATACTAAACCACCAGGATTTATATCACTTAAAACTTCTGCGCCAGTTCTATACTTAATTTCACCACCGGTGTCAAACACCAAGAACTTATCAGTATCGGTTGTAGCCGCAGTTTGGGTATTTAACTTTACTGAACCTGTGAATGAATGAATATCATCTATGGAATCACCAAATTTTGTTGAGCCGGACTCAAAAATAATGGATGAAGATACAAATTCAGTATTAAATTGTTGTGCGGTAAGTGTACCTGTAATTGTAGCATTACCATTCACCGTCAATCCACCAACTGTAATTACATTGGTGGTTGATGAACCATTATCCGTTACGTTATCAAGAGTGTATCCTTCTACACTTGTTAATCTTGTAGAAACCGAGGATGAGAATGTAGTTCCACCAGCACCCTCTAATGTGGTAATTCTTGTTGATAACCCACCTGATGTTGCTGTAAAAGCACCACTAATGTCGGTTGCAATTTGAGCTGATGAAGATATTACACCATCACCACTTGTATTTAAGTAACGAGTGTCAAATTCGGTTGTTAATTGAGCCGATGAAGATATTACGCCATCGGTGTTTAATTTTGTTTTTACACCATCCGTAAAGTGAACTGATGATGTATCTAATGTTAAAGTTCTTGTAGCAGCAATAGTTCCACCACCACTTAAACCACTACCAGCGGAAATAGATACTGTGGTGTGGTCTATGTGTTCGTTTGCTACAAAGTTAGTTGTTGAATCGTGGTCAACTTGAGCTGATGAAGATATTACACCATCACCACTTGTATTTAAGTAACGAGTGTCAAATTCGGTTGTTAATTGAGCTGATGATGATATTACATTATCACCCAATTTTTCCAAGAAAATATCATACGCTTGAATTTGTGCGGATGAAGATACCGTGCCAGCAGATAACCCTTGACCGCCGATGTCTGAAAGAATTTCGGTACCTGTTCTAAAATCTACATTACCATTTGTGTCTAACACCAAGAACTTATCAGTATCCGTTCCTGCGTTAACTATTGAAGTTAGTATTAAATTGGATGATGTAATACCAAGAGGAACATTTAATCTTGTGTTGTTAAAGGTAAGAACACCTGCATTAGCCGACATTGTTACAAAAGTATTTGTAGCAACATCCCTCATATAAATGGATTGACCATCTACATAAAGACTTTCCCATACTTTGTCAGGCGAACCTAATGTAAATACTTCGGTGGTTTCGGGTAATAAAGAACCACTAAAAGTTTGGTCGCCTTTAAAGGAGTTTGAACCCGTACCTGCAAATGTGGTGGATGATGAACTTAAACTTGAAATTCTATCACTTAAAGATGAAGATGTTGCAGTAAAAGCACCGCTAATTTGAGTTGCTAATTGTGCTGATGATGAGATAACCCCATCGCCTATGGTTCTCAAATAAACACCATCATTAACAAGTTGTGAAACATTACTTCCACTAACTACTACTTTTTTCCAGTTCGGCATATCCCCATCCTTTATTGTGGTTGGTAACACTTCCGTGCCCACTTCCCTTTCAGGCCAACAACCAAGATTTTTATGATTACAATCTTAAATAAATAGATAAATTTAAAATAAAAAACCCTCCACTTGGGAGGGTTTCTTTTTAGGATTTTGACTTTAAGATTCCTTCTTGTAATTTCACTGCTAATCGGTAGACAAATTCAATGTCTTTACCTTTGAAGGGAACCTCGCCAAGTCCGATTAGAAGGGCCTCAAGCTCTCGTGTTGAGAGCTTGAGTTCCACTTCTTTTGGAGAATCGTTTTTTGCCATAAATCAAAACTTTTTTGATATCAATATTATACAGTTACAATGTAAATGTCTTGACCATCAACGATAATGTTACCAGCTTTGTAGTAAGAACTTGATTCAGCATTAGCAAGTGTGTTAACGATAGCAACACTCATAAACGCTTCTGCGGTTACAGCGGCTGTGTTTGTAGCAACTAACCCACCCTTTAATGACCAACGATTGTCTGATGCGTCATAGTAGAATGCGTTACCTGTTCCAGTTGAACCTGATTCAACAATGATACCACCTTCGTAAGATGTTCCCGTTGAACCTGAGTTTAATAGGATAAACTTATCTTCAATGTTTAAGTTTGCGGCGTTTACTGTGACTGTATCACCACCTACAAATAAATCACCTGTGATTGAAACATTACCAGTTGCAGTTACATTAGCAAATGTTACGTTATTGGTAGTTCCAACACCTTGAATTGTACCAGTACCTTCTAATACAGTTGTTCTACTTGCTAAAGAAGTTGATACTGCGGTAAATGCACCACTAATATCGGTCTTTAATGCGTAAGAGGATGTAGCAGCTGTAAGTGTTCCAATATTAGTTGTATTGGTTCCAATGTTAGTTTCATTGGTTGTAATCCTTGTTGAGAATCCACCGGATGTTGCAGTAAATGCACCACTAATATCGGATGCGATTTGAGCTGATGATGAAAGTAATCCACCACCACCACCAATAGATTGTTCTACGGTTGTAAGCCTTGATTGTAATCCACCGGATACTGCGGTAAACGCTCCGGTAATGGCGGTGTTTAATGCGAATCCCGCATCATTGGATAGTTGTGAAATAGCACTTCCACTAACTACGATTTTTTTAATTGTTGGCATTTTAATTCTCCATTTTTGTTAATGCATTAACGAAACTTTTTAGATATCATTAATAAGTATTAAGATATTAGATAAAAATTACTTCCTGAATAAGCAATTGTTCCTTCAGGTGCGTTATTTAAATCTTTATTCATATCACCCAAAACTACAAATCCATCAGAATTAACTTCAAACGATTTAAATGAACCACTACCAACTGATAGTGAACCTGTGATTTGAATATTATTTGTTGTTGAGTAGAATGAACCTGTAAGTGTGAATATTCCATTACCACCACCTGCTCCTTCAAGAGTAGTAATTCTACTTGCAAACGAAGATGATAGTGAAGTAAATGCGCCTGAAATATCATTAGCGATTTGGAATGATGATGATAATAACCCACTTGGAAATAAAGCAGTTCCAAATCCACTTCTTACAGCAGATGCTGAAATGAATAAATCAGAGATAAATGATGCGGTAGTGGCAAATGATGATGTTAAATTATTTATTACACTTCCAGGTACATTGATTGAACCCGTTACGATTAATGAGCCAGATACATTTAATGAAGAATTAACAAATACACCATTTACACCTGTGATTGATACTGTTTGTGCAGCAGAATTATCTACTAATACATAGTTGGTATCATCACCCAAGAAAGTTAATCCACCATTAGATTTAATGTGAACATCAGTCGCTGCGGTATTATAAATTTCAAGTTTTCTTCCATCATTAACATCCGGTTGTAAGAATATTGAATTAGTACCTTTAATTTCGTTAGTTACGATTAAAGAAGAACTTATTATTTGTTCACCTTTAAATGTATTAGAACCGGTTGTTGCAAATGAACCAGTATTTATGCTTCCTCCTCCACTACCAAATCCACTTGCAGCTGCAGAGGCTGAAATGAATGTAGAACTTATAAATGATGCGGTTAAAGCGTTCAATACACTCATTGAAGAGGTTTGAGATGCTAATATAAATGAACCCGTACTGGCTGAAGTTAAATATGAACTTGTAGCAGATGTTAAGTTATTAACTTGAATCTGAATAGAACCTGTAAATGTGTTTAATGCAGAAATATCAGTAGCAGTTCCACCACCACTTCCAAATCCCGCAGCAGCGGCTGAGGCTGATGTTAAATATCCAAATGCTGCAATTTGGGGAGAACCACTTATTGTTCCAGCTGGAATAGAACCTCCTGGAAATTCAAATGATTGTGATGTTACTACATCAGCAAATGTAATCTGGTCATCAAAATATTTACCCATTTTAAAGAGTTCATTTGATGCACTCACATAAACAATTTGACCTTCGGTAAACCTATCAGGAAAATTACTAGCACTAAAATTTAAATGTGTGGTATTTGGATATGTTTTAAGAGCTCCAGCTATGTATTCAACATTGGCTAATGCAGTTCCGGCTGCGATGGCACCATTGGTTAAAATATATTGGGTACTAAAAGTAGGCATTTTTATTAACTCCTAATTATGGTGTTGGGTCAGAACCACTTGATGGTACAATAAAGAATTTATAGGCTGTACCTGCAAATTTGGCCAATGCCGCGCTACCACCCATAACGGTCCAACTTTGATATGATTGACCAGCTGCATAGATAGTACCATCACTTCCGGTGTAGCCATTTGAAATAGTGAAATTATTAAGTTGAGAACCAATCGCACTTTCATCACCAGCACCACCATCATACCACATAGTGTATTGACCGGGCGTTGTGTTTCCGGGACTTAAATTATCAGTAGTAGAGGTTGGTCTTGAACCTAAATCAGATGATGATGGATATACAATGTATATTAATTTATTACCAGCACCTAATAATTCTTGAGGATTTACAGTAAAGTTTGGAGATAAAACTCCCATACTACTACTAATTGTAGCGTATAAATCCGTGCCAGAACCACTAAATATTAAATCCATAGCACCACCTGTAAGGGGAATTGTAGCACCATCTTTTCCAAGATTACCTTCCTCAAATGCGTATAATGGAGTACCACTTGTAGATGTAGTTCCCAATAAAGTATTGTAGGTTGCTGGTAGTGTAGACCCAGCACCTCTTGATGATGCGTATATGAAAATAGAGGGATTAGCAGCAATCGGATTACCTATTGTTAATTGTCTATTAAAATTAACTTGATTATTATAAGCGTCAAATACACTCGCGGTGTAAGACAAAGTAACACCATCATTTATGTCTACACTATTTTTTAACAAGTATGAAGAACTTCCTACGTTTTGTGGAACAGCTGACATAGAGGTTGCAGACAATCCACTTAACGACATTGAAAATGGAGTAGTAACTTCAGGGTCAGTTAAAGTAACTGTTACAAGTGTTGTATTAGTTGTAACGGGCGCAGTTAAATTTGCATTTGCAAAACTTGCGGTTGGGTTTAGGTTATTAGTTACACTAATATTAATATCACCACTTCCACTTTGATATATATCGTTCCAAAATATTCTAGCGGTGAACGAATTACCTTCAGTTGGTAATGATACCGAACCACTAAAATTTTGATTTATACTCAATACAGCAGTAGTTGGGTGAATTGTAACCACTGCAAAAGCATCTGATGCTGAAAAGTTAGTAGCCGTTGGGTTTCCAATTCCAGCTGGATATGATACGCTTGCACTAGCAGCTGAACCACTACCATCCAAATCTCTTGTTATAAAGTTACCACTTACAGCGGATTCTACTATATAGTAAGTGTTTGGATTTAATAAAGAACCACTACTAGCTTGAGCTATTGTAATAATATCCTTATAACTTCCAGTTCTAAATCCGAAAACATCTTCAATACTTGCGGTGTACCCATAAGTCCCTGCTGCTAAATTACTAGCTGCATGGATACCAAATATATTAGAACCATTATATGAACTTGATAGCGACGCAGCGCCTGCTCCTGTTAGTGTAAATGTCTGAACACTTAATACGTCACTTTCAGCGTCTGCCCAAGTTAATCTTGTTAGTCGTGTTCCTGTGGTAGCCAAGTTTGTGTTTTGATTGTCCGTATCTGGATTATCCAAACTTACAGTTGGAGCATTGTTAACTGCAATGTTAATTGTAATAGAGCCACTACCCACATTATTGTATTGGTCTCTCCAAGTAACCGTGGGTGTTATAGTTCCAGGAAACGAACCACCGGCAGAACCACTAATACCTATACCAGTAACACTTAAATTTCCAGCAGTGTTTATACCAATTCTCGCATCTGATGATGTGAATGATGCTACTGTCGCAGAGTTGTATTGTGGTGAATATGTCACTCCTAAATTACCTTGAGTACCACTTCTACCATTGGTGCTAGTGTAAATTAAATTACCACTTACTGCGGATTCAATTACATAGAATGTTCCGTTTGTAGTAAGAGACCCCGTTCCAGCTTGAACAATAGTAAATGATACTGAACTACTACCAAATCTAAATCCATGTTGGTCTTTAACACTTGCGCTTACAAAATAGGTTCCGGCACTTATACTTCCCGTAGCGTTGATGGTATATACATAACTACCATTCCAACTTGATGATAAACCAGCATTTGATGTTAATGTAAAAGTTGAGTTATTTAAAGTATTACTTTCAGCATCAGTCCAAGTTAATGTAGCTATTGTACTTCCACTTCTTGCACCATTTGTATTTAGGTTACTACTACTTGGTATCATAGAACCACTTGGTTCAAAGTTTTTAGCTATACTTAATGTGTGATTTCTAAATTGTTTAGTTGTTTCAAATGAAGTTTCAGATGCCGTAATTTCAATACCAATAGTAGAACTTGAATCAAAAGTTAAACCTGAACCACTTACGTTTTGAGCTAACTCAAGAGCGAGTGATGTGGAACCTGTATATTGTGTTGTTCCGTTTGTAAATCTAACATACCCAATTGGATTTGATTTTACTAACCACATTTGAGATACAGCAGATGAAAATGTCACATCATCTATGGTTCTACCATTTGAAATAGTTGTTAGATTATCACTACCAGTAGCAGATTCAATAATGAAATAAGTTTGACCATTATTACCAATTGAAGATGACGCGTCTTGTGAAATTGGAATGGTAATTAAACCAGAGCCGGTAGCGGTAGAAAACGCATCGGTAGCCGTAGCAAGATACACATATCTATCGGCTACATCAGCATTTAAGAAAACACTATTTTTACGAGTAATAACTCCTGAACTATTTGCTTGAAATGGGTCTATTGATGGGTCAAATAATGAGGTTCCACCCAGCGATGAAGTTAAGTTTACCGATGGGTTTGAATTTAAAAAAACATTTGAAATTGTAAATGCTCCAAATGTAATAACATTACCCTCCACATCGGTTGCGGTAATAAGACCTACTTCATATCCAGCAGATGAACTTTCTGGTACCGCAGACATACTTTGGTCTGCAATTGTTGGTGCTGTATTTGAACCACCACCGCTTCCAAATCCACTTGCAGCGGCAGAAGCAGATACACCTTGAATAAAGTGAGTTGATGATGTATTAAGTGTAATAACATTTGATGTAATTGTAATTCCAAGACCAGCGGTGTAAGTTTCTCCACCACCACTACCAAATCCACTTGCAGCAGCAGAGGCTGAAATGAATGTAGAACTTATAAATGAAGCCGTAGCAACCGACATTGATGATGTCTGACCATTTGTTATGAAAGAACTTGTAGCAGAGTTAAGGGCTGTTAAAGATGTTTGAGCAGAACCTGTGAAGGTATTTAAAGCTGAAATATCAGTTGAGCCGCCCCCACCACTACCAAATCCTGCAGCAGCCGCTGAAGCGGATGTTAAATATCCAAATGCTGCAATTTGAGCAGAACCACTAATTGTTCCCGGAGGGACTGTGCCTGATACTGCCGCTTGTATTTGACCAGATAGTGTGCTTACATTAGCCTCAATCGTAGTAAATCTTGTAGAAGTAGATGCTGAAATTGCAGGATATGTTACTTCCCTAAACCTATTGTTTGAAACAATAGAATTTGCCTGAAATGGTTGTATTGTAGTTGGTTTGTTAACAATATCATTGAAATCAATTTGCGGTGAACCAGATACGATTCCACTACCAAGTAGTGAACCACTAATTGTTCCCTGAAATGAACCACTAAAAGACCCTGTGTAATTGGCCATACAAGTTCTCCAACTTTAAATAAAATAGTATCTCTAATCAATAAATAGTTAGAGATTCACCATAACTAATTAGAATGAATATAATAGTCTTAAAACTTCATCAAGGGCTTCGTGTCGGTGGTTATCTTTTAAATTGACCGTGTATACAAACTTTGATTCTTTTAATTTTGCAACATCGTGTACTGCAGAATCATTTGAGAACTTTAAATCAATTTGTTGTGCGTCTCCGGTAAGAATCATACGAGACCCTTTACCCAATCTACCCAATACCATTGCTAATTGATTTTTAGTTAAGTTCTGAAATTCATCTACTATACATATACAATTATCAAAAGTTCTACCACGAAAATGTGTTAAAGATACTAATTCAATATTTTCATCTTTTTCCATTGCTTCTAATATTGTAGATTTGTTATATACCTTTCTCATATTAGAACGAATAGGAACTAACCAAGGTTCCATTTTTTCTTCCAAAGACCCAGGTAAGAATCCATTATCCTCGTTAGAAACAGTAGGTCTCGTGATTACTATTTTGTTAATATTTCTTTTAAAATATAAATCCAATGCAATCTGAACTGCGAGTAAGGTTTTACCACTTCCTGCTTTTCCTAAAACAAAATTAAATGGATGTTCAAGAATTTCTGCTTTAGCGTGTTTTTGTTCATCGGATAAAGTGATTGAAAATTTAATATCACCTTTTGGAACTCTTTTTTCCGTATTCTCCATAAATCCTTTATAGATAAATTAGTATTACAAAACCTTTAATATAAATATCTTGTATATAACAAAAAAGGGGGTCCGAAGACCCCCTTTAAGTTTAATCAAAGTTTATAACTTTATCAGATTAAGATAAAGTTTCTAAACCATGAACGAACACTTTACCGTAGAACTCACCACGAATCATTTCCTTCGCGTAACGAGTCATTACACCCTTACGAGGTTGGAAGTTTTTCGGGTCGTACACCAACGGAGTCATAATCAATGGGATATATGGAGCGTAAACAGCGCCAGTTTCCAAGAATTGTGAACCTTTGAAGCCCATCAATACTACGTTAGATTGCATGTATGGGTTCTTGTAAACAGTGTAACGGTTTGCGAATGAACCTACTTGAGATACACCCATCGCGAACTGCATTGCTTCACCCGTACCATTTGATACGAATCCTGGGATAGATTCCAAGATTGTAGCAACATCAGGAGAAACCACCATAAAGTTAGCTCCACCTCTCATAGTCTTGGTGTGGATTTGGTTAGATACTCTTTGGAGAACCGTACCAAATGTTGAGAACCAAGTTCCTTGAGTGTAAGCTTGACCATTGGTTGCAGCATCTACAAAGTTTGAACCATTCCATTGGAATCCAATTTTAGCTGACCAGTGACCTTCAGTTAATGCGTTTTGTTGTAACATATCCAAGATTTCAAGGTCGATTTCTTGAGAAATGTATTCAGATAACATTGAAGTCAATTCTGCTTCAGCATCAATTGAGTGGTATGCGTTCAAATCTTGAGCGAATTCTGGAGTCCATTGTGCTTTTAACTTACGAGTCTTAGCAACGATTGGAATAGAACGAAGCTCTACGTTCAATTCAGGAATACCTAAATCGGTTTCTGGATTTACAGCAAAACCAGAAGTGGTTTGTTCAAAATCACCACGAGTGATGTCAGTTGGTTGCTTTTGGTATTTAACCACAAGACTACTTACAGCAGATGTAGCTTCAATAGAACCACTTACGATAAACGAAAGCGTTGTATTGTTGATATTCTTTGTAAACTCTGGGAATACTTGAGAAATTCCAGTACCTTCAATTGTAAATGCACGAACACCTTCCAAATCAGGATTGGTTAATCCGGCTAAAGCAATTGTTACTTTTGAAAATGCAGTTGAACCAGTAACACCAGTAGCTGATGTAAAGGCTGTATCATAATCAAACTCATCTAAATCACTGGCTGAACCTGGTACAACAGCTGCAATTGAAGCTGAAACAGTAGCTGGTGTAAACGAACCAGAAGCACTAAATGTTACGGATGTATCATTGATGGAGTAGCCAAAACGACCAGCACCATAAAGACCGCCAGTAGCTTGACCTGCGGTTTCGGTAACACCGAACACAGAGTCAGATTGTGAATCTTTACCAGAACCGGTAGTGAAACCGGGCTGACCTGTACCATACTTGAAGTCCAAGTAGAATACAAGACCTGATGGTAGATTCATAGGTTGAACCGAAACGAATTCCTTCGCTGCGATTTCAGAGAATATACGGCGAACTAAAGGAAGAGCTACACCAGCCCATTCTTCAGAGTTTGCCGATTGACCTGTAGCGGATGCTTCAGATACTAATTGTTTTGCTTGGTTTTCAAGTAGAGTAGCCATGCCTGCTTTTTCAAAGTCTGAAGATAATCCTTCTAAAAGGCCAGTCTTGACCCATTTAGATACGACACCTTTAGTCTCTTCAGACATTCTCTTGTTGAAACCAGCAGATTCAGCTAAAATGTTATTTACTTTCATTTTAATCCTTTTCTTTTTTTGATTTTTATTATTTGATTAAACCAGCTAACTTCTTAAATCTTTCAGCTACTGCGTCACCTTCAGATAAAATCTTTCTTGGTGCTGCGGTTGACTTCATAGGTTTAGAAGCGAGTGATTCTTTGACAACTGTTTTCTTTTTTCTAGCAACATTTAAGTTTTCACCTAATGTAGCAAATACTAATTTTACTTCTCTCAAGTTTGAAGCTCTATCGAAATTTTCGATAACTTTAACTTTTTGAGATTCATTCAAATCGAAAGTTCTGAACAACTTGTTAGTGTAAAGAAGTTTTGCGTTAAGTAAGTTTACTTCGTTGATGGTTTTTCTCATAGACTGAATAGTCTTATAAGCTTCTTCCAATTCTTCTTTGTAGCCTTCAGTAGCGTCTTCTTCTTCTTCGGTCATCTCTTCTTCATCTTCACCTTCCATTTCTTTCAATGTGCGGATAATTTCGTTGATGTCAAGTTCTTCTTCATCTTCTTCAGATGTCATTTCATCTTCCATTTCATCTTCTTCAGATGTCATTTCATCTTCCATTTCATCTTCTTCGGTCATTTCATCGTCTGAAGCCATTGCGTCTTCTAACTCTCTGATTACTGCTTCAAGGTCAAGGTCATCTTCTTCGGTATCTTCTTCTTCGTTACCTGTTAAGTCGTACTCTTCACCATCACCAGAATCAGCAGCCATGTCCATTTCTTCTTCAGCGTCCATTCGGTCTTCGCCAGAATACATTGTATCCTCTTCTTCAGCCAAGTCTGTATCATTTTCAATATCAGATGAATCGTTAGCATCAGCAGATGGTTCAGCGTTGTCGCCTGTACCTAATTCTGATGAATCTAATTCTTCTTCCATTGAATCTTCATCCTCATCTTCTAGCTCTTCAGCTAACTTGTGGGATAACATTGATTGAATTCGAGGAGCAAATGCCTCTTCTAAAGCCAACCGAGCGTTAGCTAAAGCAGTCTCTTTGACAGCTTTTGCATCAGCGATAGCTTCTTTGAGCAAATTTGATTTTGCCATTTTAAACTCCTAAATTATTATTTGGGGTAGTAAGGTTATTCGTGAACCTTAATAGTATAATTTTAAATAAAGTTATAGCCCATTAGGGGGCTACATTTTTAGTAATAAATATGGGAACTTTTATTGAAACAATAAAGTGTTTACCATTTATTCTTGTTGTTGGCGACGCGTCCACTCTGCACGGAGTGCTTGATTTCGTAGCTCTCTTTTTTTCGTGGTAGGTTTTGTATACTCACGATTTTCTTTAATCCATTCAATTTTACCATTGTCTTTCATATTCCGTTTCCAGAATCGTAAAGCGGCTTCTATATTATTATTTACTACCCTTACAGCGTTGGGCCTTCCAATAATAATCATATCGGTTTTTCTAACCTTTTTGTGTTTTTTGTTTTCTTCCATAACTTGTTTTTTATATTGTAATAAATATAATTTTTTAACTTAAATCATCAAGTCCATTTTTAAAATCAGAAAAAAGTTTTCCTAATCCTCTTTGAGCACTTGGGGATAACTTTTTAATTTGTGATAAGTTTTTCTTAATCATTTGAGAAAACTCAACTGATAGGTCTTGTAGAACTTTAGTGTCGTTCATTTTACCTTTTCCTTTACAATCCGTTCGTTTACTGATTCATAGTAAAGGTTCATCATCATATCTTTAAGTTTTGGATTTTTAAAATCACCTTTAAACTTTTCTAATGCTCTTCTTGCTTTTAATGCATTTGTGTTAGCAACTACAAAGTGTCCTGTCTTTTCACCACCCAATCTCTTAGCCATTGATATGGCTTGTATTTTTGGACCAACACCTTTTTGATTTCCCATAGGGTCAATCACAGTATATTTTTCTTCGTTTAGTGATTCACTCAATTTGAAGTAAAAATATTTTCTCATATATTCCAATGACTTTATGATATCTTGTAATTCTCTTTTACCCTTTGGTCCAAGTTCTTCATCTCTCAAATATGCACTTAAAACTGCGTATGCACCATTTACAAACTGATATGGGTTTTCAGCTTTTACAGTATATGCAGCTTCGTTTACTGATTCAAGTTTTAAATTTCGTTGTGCATTAACTAATCCATTAATAATAGATTTTAAACCACCTTTAACTCCATCAGTATCTTTAGCTTGAACTCTTTTATCCAAAATTTTGGTGTTCATCTTTAAGAAGTTGATGATTGCGTTTTCAACAGCGTTCCACTTGATTTCTTCTTCGTTTAATTTTCCTTCCATTATACCCACTGCAATATCACCAACCACAAAATCAGGTTTAGATGCATATTTCTTATTTACAATAGCAACTTTGTTATTTGGAGTTGGTTGTATAATATAAATTGGTAATGGTTCGGTAGCGAAAGTATATTTCATACCTAATTTCTTTAACTCACTACCCACACTCATAAATGAAGATGCTGCTTCAACTGCCCCTTTGATTTTATCCATATCAGTAGAAGAAACGCCTTCGTTTACTGATTCATTGGTTACTTTAACACCCCTAACACCTGCCCAATCATTTTTGTCAAGAATCATTGTGGAGTGGTTGTTTAATGATTTTGCAAACTTTTCAGCATCTTCTCTACTTTTATATCCTGCTGCTTGTGGTTTTGAAAACTTACCATCTTTTTTTTGATATAAAACATAAAATAAATTAGAATCTCTTTCTTCGTTTACTGATTCATCTGCTTTTTTACCAGCTCTTAAATCAGCCAAGTCATCAGCTTCAATGTCACCATCACTATCAACATCCAACTCTTTTTGTTTGCCTGTTAATTCTTCGTTTCGTTTGATTAAAGATGTTAGCTTCATAGACTCATTAGCGAACTCGTCTGCGTTCTTCTTGTCTTCAGCGTCTACACCGGTTACTTTATAGGATTTACCATCAACTTCAAATGAATCATCACCAGCAGCGATAGCTTTTGCTCTTTCAGCACCAAACTCATTACCTTCTTTGATTTCGTAGTATTTACCAAGAACCTCACCGATTTCATCGTAAGATGATTCTAATCTTTGTTGTAAGGTAGATACCTCTTTGATTGTGTTTGAGAAAACCTTGAATGATTCGTTCATAGATTTCATATGTCTCTGAACAGTTACTCTATCAAACCAATCACCGGTTTCTTTTAAGGTAAGGTTATTTGCGTTTTCAACAATACCTTTGATTGAATCGTGGATTTCTGAAATATTACCTTTGTGTGAAATCATTTCACCTAATTGGCGGTAAGCAGCAACAGCTTCAACGAATGCACGCTTTTCTTCTTTGGTCATTCCTTGACCTTCTTCATCTTCGCCTACATTCATCCTACGATAATCTAAATGTTGTGATTCTTTAAGTAATTGTGTTAACTTTTTCATTTTAGCTATCCTTATTTTTTACCTTCAACAAGTTTTTCAATTTTTTCACCCATTGGTCTACCAATAGTCATTGATACATAAAATCCAATTGCGTCTACGATGTCTTTACCATCCCATTTTGCAAGAGCCGCAATGTTTGGACCTAAATCATATTCATACATTTGTATAAGGTCCTTCTCCGCCATTGGGTCACCTTCGTATTTTGCTCTTGGAAAAAGTGATGGAACCTTCCTTGATGTTGAATGGAAGTTAGCATCAGTTAATGCACCCTGTAAAATATACATTATTGCAAATTGATGATTTGGACCACCTTTTCTTAAATCACCAAGTTCACGTTCTAACATTTTGTTAACTTTTACATTTAACTGGCGGTCCATTTCATTTAATTTACCTTCGTTCATACCACTACCATATTCGTGGTAGTTTGAAGATGCTTGTGAAATATATTCATCAGCCATAGTAATGTAACTCTGAATCCAAGCTGGAATATCTTTTTCCATCTCACCCATTTTTTGCTTCAATTCAGTAGCGTACTTGATAATTGAATCTAATGAGTTTTGAGACATTTTCACTTCGTGGTCTTGTTCTTCGTTTACTGATTCAGAAAACATTTTAATCATTTTCCTTTGGATAGGATTATTAGGTTTACCTACAAGTGCAGTTACAAAATCCATTTTACCATCTAGCTTACTTTTTTTAAGAAATTGGTATAATTTTTCAATATTCAACTCGTTAGTATCAACGAATTTTTGAACTGCATCAGGTCTTGTTGTAGTTAATGAAGCAATCGCTACTGCAAATTTGCTAATACCAGCATTAGTATATTTACTAACATCTTCTTTTAATAATGACATCATTTTCATTTTATTTTACTCCAAAATCACATTCGCAATAACCACCAACTTCACAAATGATATCTCTCATGATGGTATTAGCTTTAGTATAATTAGTTTGTTTTCTTTGAACACTTTCTTTAATGACACCTTCATTTGTAGGTCTCAAAAAAGCACCTTGAGTTGATGGATTTGATACAAAGTCCCAACAAATCAATTCGAAGTCGTTTTCAACAGCAACAGTACCATCTTCTTTGATTTGTTTAACAGAACCCATACCCCTTGATGAAATACCAACAGTACAACCAGCCTTAACCAGTTCTTGTAAGATTTTACCAGCAGGTGTATTTAATATTTCCACCTGACCAACAACATCATCACCATTCCACCACACATCACGAATGATATGTGAAGTATTCTTCAATTCAACTACCGATGATTCAGGGTGGTCGAGTTCGCCATAAGCTCTATTCTCTCTAATCTCTCTACCCTTGTATTTTTCGAGTTCTCGTTCAAGGATTTCTTTGGGATAGACTCTACCATTTTGGTTTTTAGCATTAGCTCTCTGAAGTACACCACTTACAATGAATCTACCACTTTTATCGTGTGATTCTTTCAACATTTGAGGTGTAATCTCAAATAAACTAACATCTATTAATAATTGTTTCATTATTTCTCCCAAACTTGTCTTTTACGATATAAATCAAAGAATATTCTTGCAATTTCTCTACGGATTATATAACGGACTTGCTCAAGGTCATCGACTTCAAGAGCTTCCTTTAAATTTTTATTTTTGTTACATCCGCAAGACATATTAAGCACCCAATTCTTTAATTTTACGAGAAATCTTTAACATTCTTTCCGAAATCTTTGAAAATCTCATTTTAGTTGATTCCCAATACTGACCTTGGTCTACACCCATTTCGGTTTTTAATTTTGTGTTCTGGTTTACCAATTGTTCAACCTCATACAATTTTCGATTGATTTCTTTGATAGCCAAATTCACTTTCTTTTTAGCAGAAAGTGTTTCGTCTTTTTTATATGCCCTATAAGTGGCTTCGATTAGACTTTCAAGTTGAGTTTCCATACGAGAAATAGCTTCAAAGTGTTGCTTTTCTTTTTTGGACTTTTTGTAACCCAACACCTCAATGTGGTCTGTGTCTAAATCGTCTTCATCTTGTGATTTGGCAAATGCGTTCGGAGTCCGTGGGGGTCCAGCGCCACCATCCATATTTCCAGTGACATTTGCCTCTTCAAGCTCTTCTTCTTCGAATTGCTTAAATTTTAAGTCAAGTTGTTCTAATAAAAATTTAGACATTAGATACTCTCCTTAATTCTTGTAACAATTCATGGTATCTTAACAACGATAAAATTTGATTTTCGTTGATTACCTTTGAATTTGAAATATTATCAATTAAATTAACAGTCTCATTTACCTTAATACTTGCAACCTTATCAGTAACCTTTACTTTAGCAAATTCGGACTTTAACTTTTTAACTTCAGATAACACAAACTTTCTCAAATTGTTAGAATTATCGACATTATTGATATAATTACGAAGTACCTTTTTTTGAGATTCTGAAAGTGTTGTATATTTTGAATTAAACGAATCAACCAAGAATTTGTAAGCCAACATACGAACCTCTTTAGGTTGTTCAGCGTATTCTTTGGTAGTTGCTGATTCTGAAATGATTTCTACATCTTTTGTAGTGATGGTTTCAAGGATATTCGTTTTACAATCAACGTATTCTTTTGGTGAAACCGATTGTGTGTACTCAAACACTTTGTATATAGAAGCCAATTGCTTATAGTTTGATACACGATACTTAAAAAAGTCTTCCATCACAAAAGATTCTTTGATGGATTTAATTAAGTTGTATTTTTGTCTCTTCAAAGTAGTCTCGGTCAACGACCCACGTTCTTGTAAAATAATATTTACAAATTCTTGAGCTTTATATTGTGAATCAAAGGTTTCCTTTGTCAGAGATTGATATAATTTCAATTCTTTACTTAATTCGCTTCCTTTTTTGAAATGTTTTTTAATAATTTCAAGGGCAAGAGAGTCTTTACCCGCTAATGTGTCTGAAGCGATTTGTCTTACGAGTAATTCAAATAGGATACCCGTATTCTTAAATTTACTATGTTTAAGTTTCGTCATCTTAAACTTTCTCTTTTGTTTCTACTTTATAAATATTACACTTATACTCAAATCGTATCGTCTAACAAGTTAGATTCATCCAACATATCAAACTCTTTTGGTTCTTCTTCAGTTTTTAACGATTCAATTATCATTTTTTTGGTCTTAACCTTACTCATAGACTTTTTTAAGGACTCTAATGTGTTCGGCGAACCTCTAAATGTGTGATATGCTGAATCAGTACCAACATCGGTCTTTTTACCCAACGGGTCACGACCCATATTAGCATCATCAGTACCATATGTACCACCTTCAGTTGGTCTACCAGCACCTTCAAATCCACCTTCCGGTGAACCACCCTCTTCTTCAGCAGGTTGTTGTGATACTACAGCCAAATCATGTGGTGTACCAAAGGATTCACCAGTTTTAACAGGATCATTACCTTCATTTACGATTTGTTCTTGTCTGAAACCAAGTTTTAAGTCATTGATAACTTTAGCTTGTTCGAGTTTCCACTCATCATCTGACATATTAAAGATGTTTTTATACATCCATTCTTGAGAAATCATTTTTAACTCTTTCATTGAACTAACTAAACTTGTTTTTTCAGTCCAAAGAGCGGCTTTCTCTTGTTCGTAGATAACAGATGGAGTCGTTAACTCCAATTCAAAGTTTACAAGGTCAGCACCTTCGTAACCTTGAGTATATAAGTGAACTATTGCAATCTTTGTAAGTTCAGAAACAGCAATTTTTTGGATACGTTCAACAGTACGTGCAAATCTAATGTCTTGTTGAGCAAGTGTAGCTTTACCTTCAACACCTTCTTCGTATCCGATGAATGCTTTAGGAACTTTTAAAGCAGCCATCATTCTATTTTTTAAATATTCGATATCATCAATACCACCGAACTCCATACCACTCAACGAATCGATTTCAGTTCCACTTTGACCACCTCTTACAGGAAGATAATAGTCTTCCAACATATTCTGCATATTGAATTTAAGGTTGTAGTCACCGGTATTCTGGTCGATGTATGGAACTTTCTTCATTTGGTCAATGATGTTCCTCATGTGTTGGTCAACTTCACCAGGTGGGATATTACCAACGTCAATTTTGAAGATTCTTTTCTCGGGAGCTCTCATGATACGATGAATCATCATAGCATCTTCCATAAGAGTTAATTGTTTCCAAGTCTTACGAGCTGGCTCTAACATAGAACGACCATATGGTAAGAAGTTTGAGTCAGCCATAAGTCTGAAGTGAGCTACTTGATAGAAATCAAATTCAACACCCTCTCTAGCTTTACCCATAATGTTATATGAGTTTGGAGCGGATGACATTGAACTTAATTTAAACTTAACTTCATACGGATTGTCAGGATTGAATCCTTCAACACGTTCTACTTCGTATGTAGACATTGGTGATACGTTTACAATACCAACTTCAGGTTCAATGTCAAGGTGTAAGTAGTAATCACCATACTTGTTCATACCACGAATCCAAGCCCATAGGTTGAATTCAATATTCAGAACATCGTAAAATAAATTGTGAAGAACTTTCTTTAGATTCTCATCGGATGATTTGATTCGTAAAACATCACCCATGTCATTTTTTAAAGTACATTCATCGGAGTAAATATCAAGAACCGAAGCGATGATTGAGTCTTTGTCCATAGATTCATAATCGGTATACAATTCCAATTTATTAGAATAGTAATTGAATTGTTGATTATAGGTTTCCCAGTTTCTACGAGACGAATGTAGTCTACCAAATCGGTCATAATACGAGCTTTGTCTCATATTACCTTGAGATTGGAGTCTTTGAGTATCGACAGTCTGAACTTTATCCTTACCAATTCGTCTAACGACTACTTGGGTGTTGAATAATTTTTTCAGTCTACCATATATTGAATTATCTGCCATATTGTGTTTCTCTAATTTGTATACTCTTACAAGTTATAAATATACAAAAAATAAACTTAACTACCAAATTAAAGAATCCAAGTCATGTCAAGGTCGTTACCATGACCATCCTTAACAACCCATGGATTTTTATTACCAAGTCTTGAATTGTAAGCACCTGTGTTTGATTTTCCAATGTGAGTCAGAGCTGTTCTTGTTAAATCAATACCCTGTTGTCTTAATTTTAATGCAGTATCCCTTACCCAAAGACCTGTGGAGAATGACATTACCAAGTCATCATTATATCCTTGTTGAGCTTCCGCTCTTGACCCATTCCAAATAAAAACAAACAATTCATCAATCAATCTTTTAGAATGAATGATTGGTGCCTTTTCTCTCATGTAAGTATCTAACTTTGATATCACAAGTGGTCGAGTTCTTGATGTCATAGAAAAACCAGGAACCATGTCCTCTTTCTTTTTCAAGTCCCAACCTTTACGAAGATGAACATCCTCGTCAACATATCCAACTTCACGATATGAATAATATAGATTGGTATAATTTCGGTCAATTACTTCTTGAATTACAGCCCAACCAATATTTGCGTTTTCAATCACTAACATTGCGTTGTTCCATTCAGCAGCAATAGAAGTTAACATGGCACCAAATTGTTTGGTTTCAATTTTACCTTTATATTCGGCTACTTGTTCGACTGTCTCTACATCTATAACGTGAAATGCCGAATAGTCTTGCCCATCACCACGGGCAACGTCAGCTACAACTACATAATCACGAGAATAATTCGGATATTCCCATATCCAATAGTTACTATCAAACCCACGTTTTTCCACAGGGTCTTTTATATAGGTTTCAGTATACCATGTTAAAATAGATGGGTCAACAACTGTGTAACCTGAACTGATGAAGTCACAATCACATTCTTGGGCAGCACCTTTATCACCAAGGAGTTTGGTTTGGTCATCTCTCCACTTTTGATTTCGTTCAGGGTGTACAGTCCAGTGAAGTTTAATCGGATTCCAACTATCACCATTCTCACCCTTCAACCAAATCTTGTGGAACCAGTTACCAACACCATTTGGAGTTGAAAGTACGATAGCTTTACCACCAGTAGAAAGGGTTGATTGAGCAGATGTCCAAATATCCTCAATATTTTGAATAAACGCAGCCTCGTCAATAATCAACATTGACAATGCTTCAGAACGACCAGCATCACCTGCGGCAGACGTTGCTTTAATTTGAGAACCATTCCGTAATCTTAATGATAATTTATTATCTTCGACAGTTTCACTCTTTAACCAACTTGGTAAACTATCGTGCATGAATCTAACTTTTGTAACAAGGTTTTTCGCTACTTCTTGTTTAGTTGCAATTACCAATATGTTTTTATCTTCATGAAACAACATCAACCACAATGAATATCCAGCGGATAATGTCGAGATACCTAACTGACGTGATTTTAGGATTACGTTAAATCTATTATCGTTGAAGTCCGTCATCAAGTCTTCTTGGAACGGATACAAATTAAATAGAATCTTACCTCGGTGTGGGTGTTGGATGTAACAATACTTTTTAAAGAAATATACAGGGTCTTTCGCACACTTAATGTACTCTTCCCTTATCATTTCCTTTAAAGTTTTTGCCATAGGTAATTTTTATAATAAAAATATCAATGTCATAGCCAAAATACCAATACTACCACCGGTCGCTAATCCACTAAAATACTTTTTTCGTTTTTCTGATTTTAAAACTTTGATTTCAGATTCTTTTATCTCTATGATTTTGTCTTTTTCAACAACAATAGATTCTACATCTTTTACAATCTTATTTAAGTTCACAATTTGTGAATCTTTTAATTCGATTTTTTTTTCCAGCAATACAACCTTATCCTTTACAAGGATTAGTTCAGCATCACATAGTTCGTACTTAGCCTTTATGACCAATGCTTTTTCCAAAGTGTGTCTTGGAACTGCAATTAGAGTAGAATCACTTGAATGCGTCTGTGAAAGCAGATGTGAGCTCGTCATCAGACATAGAATTAAACTTAGCAACGTCTTTTTCATGTTGTTTCTTTAGTTTTTTAATTTGAGAATCTTTTGCATCAAGCTGTGCATCCACTTTTGCAATCTCTTTATCAATTTCAGAGTTTACAACTTTCAATGAATCCACACTACTCTGCAATCTTTGGATTTCTTGTTTGGCAGTTTCTTCTTGTTGTTTGAGCATCTTCATGTACTCTTTCTTATAAGAATTTGACATGAATAAATGTTGAGCCAACAAAAGACCCACCGCTACAATGATTACAATGTGTAGTGATTTAAGTTTCATTACTTGGTTACTTTACCAGCAGAGGCTGCAGATGAGCCTTTTTTCTTTGGATAGTATCTCTTCTTTGGTTTAACTTGACCGGCAGAAGCATTTGCAGAACCTTTAGGTTTGTTAGCTGACTTTTTAACTTCTTTTACAGCAGCTTTAGTCTCAACAACTTTTTTTTCTACAACGTTGATTTGTTCTTTAACAACTTCAACTTCTTTTTTAACTTGGGATACAGTTTCCATGACCTTTTCGTCAATGTTTGTCTTACCCAAAATCCAATTCCAAATTTTTGTTAGTGTTTTCATAATATTCCTATTTTAAAATAAATATTGATTTTTAATTAATTAAATAAATCGGTCAACAATTTGTCAAATGGTTCTTTTAGAATGTTATAATGAGAACTCGACTCGACAAGGTGTTTACCACCATATAACATATCTCGGGTTGAGATGTGTAGTTCATGGGTTTTGTCGTTTTGATATTGTTTAGCGCCCCATAAGTGATACAATGTATTGTTTAATTCAGGAGAAGCAACATCATGACCCATATCCATATCATATGTAAAGAATCCTTCAGATGAATACAAAACTTTACACACCGCTTGTGTTTTTATTGGAACATTTAAAACATATGTCCAATAATTAGCAAGAGCAGCGATGAACCATTGTTCCATCATTATTTGTGCTGATGATAATGGTTGCATTCTATGTGAATGTTCGGTAGCATATGATACATCACCACTCGAATCCAATACAAAATCAAAATAACGTTTCACAAAATCAGATTTGAACGAATCATTAAACATACCAATTACAGCACAATTCATCGGTTGGGTGTTTCTGAACGATTTCAACATATCATCGTCCCAAACAAACCCTTCCGGCCCATGTACATCAAAAATGTTTGGATATGAGACGCTAGTCTCTCTATGTAGATACGCAAGGTCACAATTTGTGTATGTACTTAACGGATTGTGTAATAGTAAATCAGTATCGAGTATAATAAATGGAGCTTTTAACTTACCCATAGCCCAAATCTTTGGAGACGCCCAAAAATTATGAGATATTCTATCATATGGGTAGTCGTCAAAGAAATTTGTAATCACTTCGTCATATAAACTTGTGATTTTCCATTTATCGTAGAATTCTTTTGTTTTTGAATCCGTTATTAAAGACAATGGAACATCTGGGTTGACGTTCCTGTGATTTATACAAGAATACATATGAGTTATTAATTCAAATGTCTCTGGTTCTCTGTTACGAATTATGTAGACGTGGTAAACCTTCATCAAAACTTGTTTACAATAAGTATTGTTTTCAAATTAATAAATTACCACTTTTTACAAGACCAATAACGAGCCTTCCATCTTGGACCTGGACTATCACAATTGTGACGTGCTCTGAATGATGCTCTAGCCTCTGGATTATTCTTACGAATTCTCATAGTACCACCTTTAGCATCACCACCTTGACCAAAGTTTACTTTAACAACATTACCTTTGTCGTTTTTAACGTATACTTTGAACTTCTTAACATCACCCTGCATAATCTTACCAAGTTTTACTTTACGACCTTGGTATTCAGCCTCACCCAATTGTTTTTTGTATTTTGCAATATCATCACGGAGTTCTTCAAAGTCTGACCACATACCATTTTTGATAAAGTAGACAGCACCTTTAAAGTCTTTGAATCCCAAATATTGTACAAGCTTCTTATCAGAATATAATTGTTTCAACACTTCTTTAACTCCAGCCGAAGCAAGATTCATTTCTTTTAGATTGGATTCAAAAACAGGAACTTGAACGCCTAACTTTTTAAGTTTTGTTTCGAGTTCAGCTTGTTCTTCTTGGTCACCAAACTTTATGAATTCAAGAACTTCTTTGAATGTCTTAAATCCAAGTTTAGGTAATAGATTTTTATTGTTGAAAATTGTAGTAAGTAATTCTTTAACGCCGGCTGATTTAAATTTCAACTCTCGCAATTCGGCTCTTTCAGATTTCATGTAAGATTCTAAAAACTCTTTGAAATCAACAGTCTCTTCATAGTTTTCAACATCATACTCATCAACAACTTCTTCTTCATCTTCTTTGATGAATGATTTTGCTACGGGATTAGAATAGACTTTACCAATCTCCATACCATTTTGTTCCATGAATGATTTAATAGCGTGATATTCTTCTTTGATGATTTTTTTAAGAATGTTAGTTTTTGATTCTTCTAACTTTTCTTCTTTTTCATCAGATTCCTCATCGAGCTTTTTAACAGGATACATTTTTCCGTTAAATTCGAATTCGGTCAATCCTTCTTGACGAGCTTTAAACAAAGCGCCGGTAAAAGCATTACCTTCAGTTACAGATTCTTTTTTCAAGTTTCGTTTCTGAAGAACTAATTGATTGATTTTTGAGAATAAATCTGCAATTTCTTTATCCAGTTTTTTTTCATCATCACTCATTGGAGATTCGATGTCAACATCGGAATAAAGTTTTTTCTTTTTAGCAATCAATACCTCGATTTTTTTAAGTAAATCATTTTTTACTTTATCTAAATCTTTGATTACATCTGATGTAGTTGCTTCGTTCTTTTCTTCGTCAGGACTCATACCAAATGTGGAATGAACCAACTTGTCAAGCTTCATATGAAAATCTTCTTCTTCAGAATCAGTAGCCTCACCAAATTGTTCTTTGTTTTTTGCGTCTGCAAATGCTTGGGCTTCTTCTTTGGTAGCGAATCCCTTTACCCTAACTTCACCTTCCCATACAGCCCATGGTTCTTTTGGATTCTTACATGGTCTAACAACATATCGGTCATTTGGGTCACCGCTGTGTGATTCTTCAACACCATCTTGATATAAAACTTGAATATCTTTAATATCACCAGTAAAAGGTCCATTAAGGGTATTAATAGTAACTTTGTTACCACTAATCTTCATTACCATTCCGGTTTTGTTTTTAGATTTAAAATGAACAAAATCACCAATCTCGAAATCACCAACATTTGCTTCGGTTACTGTCATTTCAACAATCTTAACAGGAACTAATGCTGTGCCTTTATCGGTCATCTTCATTACATAATGTACACCATCAATTACCGATTTATAATCCTTTGGCGTTTTAGCCCATTCTTTTTTAGTAATTGTATTTGTAATTTTAAATGTAGAACCTTCTTGTACACAATTTGGTACTTGTTTTCCGTTTTTCATTTTCATACCCACTTGTTTATAGCCATCCCAACATGGGCTATCTTCACTTATAGATTCTTTTTTGGTTTTCCAACTACCACCTTTTTCTTTGTACCATTTAGAAGCAAATGCGTTAGCATACGCAGATGGATACACATCATATTTAGCTTTAGCAGCAGCAACGGCTCTTGACCAAAGAGCTGGGTTTGTGGGTTCGTTTTCTTCTTGTAATTTTTGGAGAGATTCTACCAACTTAACATATAAATCTTTTTTAGTACCCATTAGATTCCTTATGAAATATAAACGTTCAGTTCATATGCGTTACGCATTCCGTATACTTGAATTTGTAAAGCTTTACGTTGTGGTTTACCACCTTTTGTAAGGGAGATTATAAATCTATTGGTTTTTCCTTCCGATGGTTTTTTTGGACCTAATCCAATTTCTCGTGAAGTTTCGTCATCATCAAAGTCGTACCCAGCTTTTTTAGCATATTCCAATGCGGTTTGAATCGCTGAAGTATAGGTATTGTGGTAAACTTTATAGTTGGATTCTTTGATTACCGATTCATTTCTTTTATTGTTGGTATACATACCCTTTAACCAGACAAGAGCGTCTTTGGTCAAATCAAAGTTTGGAAATTCTTTTTTAAATTCCTTTACGAAATCTTGAAAGGTTTCTGCTTCTTGAACCATAATATCAATTTCACCCATGGTGGATTCATTGACTTTTTTAGATTCGGTTATAAGTGATTTTAATCTCATAATATGTCTCCCTCAAGAAATAAATAGGTAGTTTATTACACTTTCGTATTCTATACGTTAGTTTCGGTTGGGTTTTCTAATTTTGCTATAAATTCGGTTCTAAATTTTTCAAAATCGGAATCTAACTTTGCTTCAAATTCCTCAAATGACATACCACCAGACCAATCTTCAAATGAACCATCTTCATTTATATATTGAGTTCTTAATCCGGCTTTTAAAACTTCTTTTTCAACTTCAGCTTGTTTTAACCAAGCTTTTGCATTGTTTAATATTTTCTCACGTTCGTATTCTTCGTACTTACCTTGAATTTGCAACTGATGTTCCATATCAATTACACAATCCAAACACATACCATGAAAAGCTTTCATTTTCTCATCAGCTCTTGATGGTTTTTTACAAGTGCACGTTTCTTTTGGACAATTTGGAAATGTTTTTAGTTCATTTCTTAAATCTGAAAGTTTACCAAGTTTAACTTTGTAACCTTTTTTTTGTTCCCACAAATTACCCTCTTCGTCTGACCATTGTTCACCAACTTCACGTTTTACATAGTCAACACTTTCACCAAATGTAATACTTTTACGAGTTTGTGTTTTGTGAGTTCCGGCCAACATCTCTTTGACCGCTTTTACATTTTTTAATTTATCGTTTGCCATAACTTTTTTGTTTCATTATATAAATATAAAAAATTATTCATAGAAAAGACCAAGTATCTGATTCAATGGTGCAAATGTGCCAGTGAGTTTGTAAGTGTTTCCTTTATAAACAAAGACAATACCCTCATTTGGTACAATCTTATCTTTACCACCAATAGCAGCAAGTCTTTCTAATTCTAATCTTAATTTTGCAATCTTTTTAGGGTCACCTAATTTCTGAACATCTTTGATTGTTTGGTCAAGTCGGTCTTTCATGTTACGAACGGCTGTATCGGGGTTGACGGTCAATACAGATGACATAAACGAAAGAACCTCGGCACCCACACCCAAGAAAATATCTTCAAATGGTCTAATGTTATCTTTTGCAATTTTAGCATGGTCATTCTTGTCGACACCTTGAGCCCATTCTAATACTTTAGAATCGGTTATATTTTTACTATCCAATCGGAATGACTTGTCGTAGAAAGCCCATCGTTTTACAAGACCCATTTTTGTTTTGTTGTCAATTGTAGATGGTGATTTTGTATCAACATAATTTTCCCACCATCTCTGGTGATATTCAGCTACACCATCCGTATCTTTTAAATTGAATTGCTTTTGCAACTTACCAAGTTGAGATTCAAACTTTGACTTTAATGATGTAAGTTTTTGTGACTTTGGTAATTGTTGTACAGGTGGGCCTTGGATTGTATATTTTGATTGAACGTCAGCATTAACTTGTTTAATCATACCAGCCAATACTTTAGCATCACTTTGCTCAGCACCAATAGCCACACCACTCTCATCATATTCGGTTGTATTATGAAATACCAAAAGAGGTTGGCCATATGGGATTACGTTAACGGACGTAGGCCATATTACTTCAAGGTTCATGAACTTTGCACCTTGTTTAAATATCTTATCTCGTTGAGCCTTTGACAAACTTTTAATAGCCGATGTCAAATCTTTCATGGCAAAGTTGTAAGCATCGGTAAGACCACCACGACCTTGGAACTTACTTGCAACTCCACTAATATCAAGAGCTTTCTCACCACGATTAGCAAGATGTCCTTTATTTCTAGCAGCAATCAACCCACCCTTATCATCTCTCCATGAAATGGCAAGAGCTTGACCATCGGTTTTTTCTCTGGCAAGTTCCAACTCACCATTTAAAGCACCACTAATGATTTGTTTTAAATCACCAAACGTGAGATTCATTTCAGTATCAAATGGGTGAGCCATATGTCCATAAGCACCACCTTCCATTAACATACCTTCGTCAAGTTTATCAATCAATCTGAATTTAAGAAGTGGTTTATCATTAATTGTGATATCACCCTTTTCATTTTTACCAATTGATTTTACGACTACTCTTTTGTTTTTAAATTTACCACCAAGTACAGTGTCACCTATGTTAATTGGAATAGTAATATCCTCATCTAAAAAGTTTAAAAATTCCATACCTAAATTATAAGCTATACTTGTGGAGTTTTCAGTAAGGGGTAATTTTCCAATGGAATATTCTATGATTTCATACCCAATTCGAATCGCATGTTCTTTTTTTAAATCTTGAACATCAACTTCTTTTCTTCCCGATTGGGCTGTGGTGAAATCATCACTTACGGGTGGTATTTCTAAATCAGTATTATTTCTAATATTTCTTTTGGAAGAATATTGATAGTAATCAGAACTACCTTTAGCATCGGGTGAAATGATAACATCAGCTTTTGGAAAGTGCATTTGAGTGTAACCACCATTTACAAACCAGACATCATCCTTTTGACCGGGATTTTTTACTCCAAGTTTTCGAGTTTTTCCCGGCATAACAAACATGGTGTCGGGTTCACCAGCTTCAGCTCCATATGTAGCTCCTTCTAACAAAGACTTGATGTCAAATCTTTTAAAGAACTCTTCCATTATCGATTCCACTTTTAATAATCGAGTTGAAATCAGATTGTAAATTTTAGGGTCAAATTTTGGATAAGCTTTTTTAAATCCAGCTTTTCTTTGAGAATCTTCAGACGCTGATAACCAGTTCCTAACATCCGTTCCGCTTATAGCATTTGGTTGTTTTGGTGATACATAAACATATCCATGCTCTTTATATCCAAATTCAGGGTTACCATCGTATTTTTTAAAATACTTACCACCTAACCTTGCTTCATCTTTCTCACCAACTACAGTGATAAAAGCGGTAGAACTTTCGTCAAATTTTGAAATGACTTCAGTCGGAGCATATGGATTTTTTACTTGAACAATTTGTGATGATGGGATGTTAAACATCTTTACCATTATCTCACGTTTCTCTTTGAAATTAAATGGATGTCTCGGCCCACCTTGTTGATTTGAAGTACCTATAAAGACATTTTCTTTACCAAATTTTTTAACAAGATGTGAGTATGTTGCATAGTGACCATTGTGAAATGGTTGGAATCTACCAGCATAAACAACAACCTCTCGTTTAATATTAGCTTCAACGATTACGGACTTAACCCATTCTTTAATTATATTTCCCATAATAATAAGTATCTATTTTATAATTCTATGCAATCTCATATGAACCATTCCAAAGAAATCTATCACCACTTACCCATGTAAATGGTTGAGTTGCGTTTACATCATTAGCAGTTCCACCAGTCGCTTGGTATTGTATTGCTGTTTTATAACTAAACCCAGCACGAGCACCATTTATGGTTGCATTGTACCAAGCACTTAAATTATCTAATAATTGTGCAGTCATCAAAATAGCATCAGCGTTTGATGCTGTAAGTGGCATTGACACATACCACTCGCCCGTACCAAATGTGGTAGTCGAACCCATTACTATATTACCTCTCACAAAACAAGTTTTACCAATTACTTTGTATTTACCAGTTCTACTACCATTACCAATTGATGGTTGTGTTCCAGCACTTGACCACTCTGGAGTGTATGAAGTCCAGCTTGTATCAGCTCCAAATATATTAGTGTCATAAAACTTCGAATAAAGTCCGGCCGAATATGTTCCCGATTTAGCGAATTCTGTCATATTAAATTTCCTTTATATTTACGATGGCAACGAGGCTTCATTAAATCCGTTATACACGGCGGAGAATGCTCGTGTAGCGGTTAAAGTTACATTTCGTATATAAGTTTTAGTATTCCCATCAGGCGTACCACTTGATACATTTGAATAACCTAAAACTTTTATCAAACAATACTTACCTTGAAAGTCTGATGGAATTTCCATTCCTGTTGGATATACATTTCCCGAAAAACTTCTTTCAGGAAATGCTGCTGATGATGCTATTGTATATGTACCAAGTATCGTTTCATTTTCCCAAGTATCAAATAAACTATCAGTTGTAGATGAACCTGTGATTGCTTTTGATATTGTTATTCGACTGCCATGTGTTACTGCACTTGCTCCACCTTTAGCACCATACAATGTAAACGCCCATAATAGTTTATTTTCACCAGGAAGTATATGCACTGGAAAATACAAATCAGATGAACTTACATACACAGGTGTATCTTGTCCTACTAATGTCATACCATGATAATCACTTACAATTTGTCTACCAACATTTCTTGCATCGACCAAACCATTTGTGGTGTCTATGAGCGTGTAGTAAGTACCTTCAATAACACGAGCTATAAGTACGTTTGACCCTGTAATTTGTCCATTCGATTTTAATGCCAAATTTGGAGTGGAAAATGAACCTGATATTTGTTTAGCGGACGAACTTATTGACGTTTGATTTAGAACAAATCCACCAACAATACCACCATCCAATAAAGCATTTGATGCAGTTACTTGCCCATTTGATTTTAAAGATAATAATCCATTTGATGAAGATATCGCAGTATCGGTTAATCTAAACCCACCAATTTGTCCACCATTCAGTAAAGCATTTGATGCTGTGATATCACCATTGGATTTTACTTTAAAGTTTGTTGAGTTCAATA